ATCTTCCAAATGTTTCATTGGCCGATCATAAATATTTCAAATACTACATTCCTTTACAATCAAGATTAACATGTCCACAGAAAAACATTTACACATATTCCTTTGCAATGACACCGATTAATTCTGGGCCGACGGGAACCCTAGATTTTTCTAATTTTAATTCTGATAAAACATTTTTAAATGTTGAGATGTATGGTGGTAATTTTTCAGTAAATGGTTATAGAATAAATCTGGATGGTATAGTTGATTCTAATGTAGAAAGATTATCAGAAACTTACATTTTATATATTTATTACACCGGTCTTAAAATGTTCTCATTTGAGAATGGCTTCATGAGTGAAGCAACATAAAAGAGAGAGTTGTATAACAATAAACTACCATGAGGACAGGTTTTGCGCTTCCACATGAAAACCCCGTTGGGGACAACATGATTCAGACAATGTTTGACCTTATCCAGCCGGTTTTGGAAAAGGGAATGATACTTGCTGGTCAATACGCAAAAGCCTGTGGTCGTGATACGATGCTAGATGAAGATGTTGAATATGCAATGAAATATTGCATTATGTATAAGGTTGGTGAATCTAGTGGCTCAATCTTCCAAGACGAGGATGATATCGAGGTGGAAGAAGAAGAAATTGAGATTGTAGACCCCGAAGATTGTCCAGAGTTCAAACGATATTCAGGAGCTGATTCGCAAATGAAAAGAGTCAACGATGCATACGATGGATGGAAAGATTGGGAACCTGAAAGCCCTATCCAAGAAATATTAAAAAATGCATTAGATAATAATGAGCTCTAATGTGGCTCCAGAAGGATGGAACTTGTCAGAGTATAAGGAATTCAAATACATAGACGATGACACGGAGAGTGAATGTAGTGAATACTCATATTTCGAAGAATATTCTTCAGTAGCAATCAAAAAACCTCTGAAAACATTTAACAGTGTAATGACTAAGGAAGAATTTGACCCAGAATAATTTTCTATATTTATTGTAAAAATGAGCACACAAGAAGTCGTTAAGTCCGTGGCTTCCGAACTTGAAATTCAGTCCCTCAACGCCATTGTCGGTGGCTTCGCTTTCGCCGCTGCCTTGTCTTGGATGGACCTCGTCCGCTTCCTCGTGCAATTGATTGTCCGTGTGAAGAACAACGGTGGCGCCCACTACGCGTTGACCGCCGTGTTGACCACCCTCCTCTCCATTGCGGTGTTCATGGTTGTCAAGACTATCAACAAGAGGGTCAAGACACCAGAACAACCAATCTACGCGGTTACTCGATAGGCGGTTTTGGAACTGTCTTGGGTTTAGCGATAATGAGAGTAAAAACGCCCATAAAAACTATGACCCCAATAGCAATGTATACTTTATACATTTCCCATCTATCAGCATCCTCAAACTCGGGCATGCTTATTGGTGGAGGCAAAGATACATCCCTCGAAACCTTAGGTATGACTTTTTCTTTTGAACAATTTATTTTAAACTTCAGCGTGTAATTGCAATTTCTGAAATCATATGGAATAAGTTTTCCGGCGCTTGAATAAAAGAATTCCATTCTCAAACTCTGTAAAGTAGTTTGTTTACCAGAATTAAAACAGTGTTCAACAAGGTCATTACCACCTATGAATTTTGTGCGAGCACCTTTCCCTAGTTGAATTTTACCCGTGTAGTATGGTTTGTGGTAATAAATGTCTTTTCCGTATATATCTGAACCAGAACTGAGTCTTAAAACTAGAGCACCTGGACCATTAAAATTTACAGCTCCTGACCGAAGGGTGTTCCCACTTGATGATACATCGGTTGCAGTAAAACCTATAACTTCATGGGGTGTTGTTTCATCATTATTAATATCATAACCATTATGACCACTTTTAAATTTAAATGTAAAATCAGTGCTTCCTGTAAAGACGAGGGAGTATGTATTACTATCAAATGATACACCTGTCACGTTTGAAGAACCTACGAGCTTTGTCTGTAAATCTTGTGCAAAAACATTACCATCTGAATAATTTTTTTCATCGAGTGTTATGATAGTATCATCCACCTGAAAACTTTTATTTGTTCCACATATATCCATTTGGGGAATCAAAATGTTTCCCGATGTGAGTTCAATTTTAGAGACTTCATAAATTTCGTTTTCTAAATAAATTTCGAGATTGGAAACATTTGGATACAAAACTGCATCTCTGTCACCACTATCGACATCTAAAACGTAGTAGTCACTCATTAAAATTTAGGGACATAATTTTAATGAATGTTAAAACATACATATTGAAATAATAATTTAGTTGGAAAGTGTCTGTGCAAGAGGGTTGTTCTTGAGTTGTCTCTTGGCCAATTGCAAATCGAGTTTGTTTTCTTGTCCCTTGTATGGGTTGAGGTCTTGGTATTTCGACTTGACATATTGTTGTGTCCATCCCGCGTTGGCTGGTCCAGTGTATCCATCCAAACGATTGTTGTCTGAACGAACAGCTGTGACCATACCGTGCGCTTGGAGTGGGTTGCCACGAACATTCATGCGACCAGCGTTGGCACCTCTGTTTTGGACAGTGGCACGACGATCGCTTAGGCGCAAACCATAGCGAGCGAGTTCCGCTGGAGTTCTGACTTTATTACCAGCAGCCTCCGCGAGGGTGGAGTTCTCATAGGCGCCGTAGAAGCTTGAAATGCCTGGAGCAGCGTTGTCCATATAAGCGTATTGGCCATCGGCAATATCAGTTTTATTTCTAGTTGGACCTTGGGCAAATGAACCGTGGGCAACAATTTTCTTGGCTGGAGCGTATTGAAGACCATCTGTTCTGGCGCCAGTTTCTGAACGGTTTGTGGTTCGCATAGTGCGCTGTTGGCTTGAACGAACGGTGACACCACTCATTGGACCGCCTGGACCCTGAGCCCTACCCAACACTGGGGGGCGTCGTTCTGGGAGGAAAGCGGTCTTTTCTGGCTTGTTGTTTCCAACAGTTGGCCTGTTCTGACCACGGCCACCGCGTGGGTCAAAGCCTGGACCAGCACGGCCTGGAAGAGTTGTCAATCGGTAAGCACCAACATTTTCTGGTATAGCACGGAACATTTGTTGGAAACCACCGACCGCTGGAACATCAGCTCCAACACCCAAACCTGGGCCAACTTGTTGTTTTGGTATGGAAGCAAGGTTGTTATGAACATTCAAACCAGTAGCAAATCGGTCTTTCATGTCCAAAACTTCGCCACCACTTGAACGGGTTTGTGGCACAATATCGGCAAAAGTAGCTGTTTCAGCAACCTCTGGGCTTGTGAGTTGTCTTTCTTCACTATTTATCTTGAAATCCGTATTTAGATTGATTTGTTCAACGTCCACCTTGGTCGCGTCTTTAATCTTTGAGGGACCTGGTCCCCCCTGATTCAATATTTGTTGACTGGAAGAAAGGGAGACTGGGTTTTCAGCCAACATTTTTCCAGTATATACCAAACCTAATAAAGCTAAAACAGAGACGGGGTCAGCCATTTAGTATTTATTGATATTTTTTATTGTATCGTAAATCAAACAAATCGTTCTGAAGTTCCGCACGGGAGCTTCGTGGTTCATATAAATTGGGAAGAGAGGGAGCAGGCATGGATGTATCAAGTGGGAAATGTTGTTTCTCGTAGTTGTTGACGACAACCTTGCCGAAGCGAGTAGTGGCTTGTGGACGGAGTTCATCGGACACTTCAATTAAAGCAGCTGGAGAACCCTTACCGGCCATATAAGGCGCTGTTCCGTAAAGCATTGTGTTTGGTCGAGAACCAAAGTTTTGCTCACGTGCACCTTCGGGGTAAGTAAAAACATGTTCGATTGCGGAATTTGTGGGGAGCGCTGGATTTTGGATTCTTTGCAAATCTGGCTGTAATTGATATTCCATTTACTAGTTACTAAGAATATTTATCCTCGCTTATTTCCGATCATGTCCAATCCACCAAATTGAGAAAGTTGGGCACCTCTCGCGTCTGGGCTACAAGTGGAACCATCGCTCTTGCACATGGGTCCAAACTTGGGTCCATACAACCATTCGGCAAATCCTGTTTGATCACCTGGAATTGTTGTCACGGGGGAAGACACAAACTGACGGGCAGCTGAGGCTCTCTGCTGAGAAGGAAGTGGAGAACGAGAGCGTCCTGCATCGTATGGGAGTGTATCATTCAAAGCCTTTGTAATCAATGGGGAGACACTTTCGGAATAACAAGCTGGGGGTCTGTTGGGGTTGGCGTAATCAGACATCAAAACATTGGCCATGGGATTGTCATAAGTTGGAGCTTGGCAATTACCACGAGCAATGTCATCCGCTACTGAAGGCCTAAACATATTTTCCTTGACCATATTTGACTTATACATAATGTATAAGATGGCCAACATCATGATGCCTAAAACAAAGATACGGACATCACGGCGCAATAAATAAATCAAACAAGAAGCGTATATAATAAACCTAGAAGTCGCATTCACTCGCTCCTCTGAAGTTTGTGAAGCAACTGGCCAAAATTCAAAAACTTTGTTAACATCAAAAAGAATCTTTGGATCATCGAACCATGTTTTCTTTGGACCTTCGAACAAAGGATTCATTTATTATATAATAGCCATTTATTTTTTCATCATACCACCAAGGAAACCCGCCATCATTTTTTGAAGAGCGGCTTCATCGATGCTACCATCGCTCCCCTGCAATTTGTCAGCAGCATCCTTCGCCATGTTTTCAATAACACTCAAAGTTCCTTCTGGGACAGCTGAAATAGCGGTTCCCAACATATAGAGAGTCTGCATGTATTGCCAGATGGCATCCTTCGTCTTGCCACTCGCGGAACCCCACAAATCTTTAATGTTCAAGTCCTTCATAAATTCAATGTTTGGAAGGTCTTCGGTAATGAAAGTTTCATCCTTGTTGGAGATTTTAGTTGAATATGGACCAATGCTTCCCATGTAAGCCTCGACGCATTTACGACCGTTCGCATCACGCAATAATTCAAACGACGTCATGAACTTCTTAATTCCTTTTTCAGTTGGAAACGCCCGGTGGAGTTCCGCGATGAATTGTCCCATCATGTCGTTGAAAGCAGAGACAGAAGCCATTTTTATACATATACTATAGGTTTTATCTTTAAGTTTAGAATGGCTCTGCAGAAAGCATCTCCTTTTGAGAGATGCCTTGGTCGACTATAAAGTAAACCATGACGGCATTAAGCACCGCTGGTTTCAAATAAGCATTTAGCTCTTTTTTTGGTTCATTATTCATTTGTTCCTTGATGTAAATGTACCCCGCGGTCAAAGCAGCAGCGACCAACGCGGCGCCCGTGGGGTCTCTAAGAGTTTCGGTGAGTTCCATTTACATATAACTGAGTTTTTTTGTTCGTTGTTCAGGGGCATCATCAAACAAACTTTCTTCTTCCCCTGGGGTGTCGTGGGTTGGGATTGTCTTAACACCAACCTCAGTTTCGAATGGAACCCCGGAAGATTCTTCAGACATTTGGGGTTCATCGGGCATTGTTTCACCCTCTTCTGGTTGAGGAGGAGCACCATCTGGATATTCATCTAAATTTGGACCCTCTGGTGGTTCATCCACCATACCTTCGCCTTCGCCCTCACCACCTTCAGCGTCTTCTGTATATCCCTCGACATCATCGTCGTCCACTGGATCGTGGTGGTCAACATCAAACTCATCCTGATTACTCGCTTGGTGCATGTAAGTAGAAAGAATGTCTTGAACTGGAATCAACTCCTTGATGGTTAATTCAATGCAACGACCAAAGCGTTGTGTAAGTTCGTCATCTCTGCGGTATTCAGATTGAACCTCGCTGAAAACATATGGGTCATTATACAAATCTTTTGCGGCATTGTTATACACAGTTTGAACAAACACTTCGTTCGATGGAAGCTTCAAAGAAAGCTTTTTAGTTCCACTTTGAATACGGACAGCAGAAAGAATTTTAACATTACTGACAAAAACAGCGGCCAACAAATCATTGAACCAAGAACAGCGATTAACAATCTTAT